CCAGCACTCCCCCCTCCACTACCACCAAAACCATCTCTACCAGCACTCCCCCCTCCACTACCACCAAAACCATCTCTACCAGCACTCCCCCCTCCACTACTAATACCACCACCGCTAATACCACCACCGCTAATACCACCACCGCTACTAATACCACCACTGCTACTGCTCCAAGATATATAATTATTATATAAATTAATAATTCCAGTGCATTTATAATATGATGAACTATCATCAGATACAATTGAACTATCATAAGATAAAATTGATGTATTTATATTGTATTGAATATTAGTGTGAGATGTATTGCTAATAATATTTGTAGGTATTTTTACAGAAAATATATTATCTGTTGTTGTTTGATTAGATATTGTTGATTCAAATACTAGTTTTCCACCATCTACCGATATCGATAAATCAAAATTCTGATATATATCAATAACTTGTAAACATTTTTGTGGTTCAGAGTATAATGATGTTTGTATTTTATTTACTGTTTTGTCACTAATAGTTAGACCCAATCTATTGATATTATCAACAGAGAATCCATCGTAGCTAACTTTTGTTGATTCCATTTTTACAAATAATATATTTGATTATCAAAATATATTATTTTTATAATTAGTAAAATTTACAACTGTATGAGTAGTAATTTTGCATCGACGATAATTTTATATGTATCTGAATAAGTAGATGTAGTAGTTCCTCCTACTTCAGTTCTAAGTGCATTCCAATATGCATCCACATCACCAATTGTATATGTTAATTTGAGTTTTGCTGGTGTAGATGCTGTTTTATCTGATGCACTTACACTTACATTTGTAATTCTCATCTGTGTTAAAGAATTTGGACTGCTTACTATATTTTGCACGACTAACATATCTGATGTACCCCCCACATAACTATATTTTACCACACCAGTGCAGTTAAAATATGATACTAGTGGATAAGTATTATTCATGCTAGTTGAACCAGATGGTAATATGATTGATGTATTGATATCAAACTGACATATCGCACCAGACGAACCAACATTAATATTTACCGGAATATCAAAAGAAAATGTTCTAGATGGGTCAAGTTCTGAATTTGGTGCAAGGTTAAGTGCTAGAGTAGATACATATCCACCAGTAACGGCTGTTGAGGTAGAACCATTTGGTACAACATTATATAATGTTATATCTAATTCAGGACTACCCGAAGTTGCTCCAACAGACCCAGTTACACCAATTGCTCCACTAAAATGAGTATTAAGTATTTGTAATCCTCTGTCAGTGCTTTGAACTTCAGGCAAAATAGAAGTTTGAATTAAATTTGCACTTGCACCTCCATCCTTAATAGTTAATCCAAGTGTGTTTATAGCACGTCCATTAGAATCCGGAACCGGATAACCATTGTATGCGACAATTCTTTGCGTATTTGTACTCATTTTATATAATATAATTATAAAATAATTTATTATATTGTATACAAAATTTAATCTGAAATTTTTTGCACACTTATACTGCCAAACCAAACTGTTTGTGTAGAATTTGTAATATTACCAAAAAAATGTAATCCATCTGCATCTATTCTGATACTAATCATATATGTTTCTGAATCATTTTGTATAATTGTTATAAGTTGATTATCAGATACATATATACCTCCTGTTGTATCAAATACACATTCCAATCTAAAATATCCCAATATACCTGATTGTTTGGCTGTGATGTATCCGCTAACTGCATACACTGAATATGTCTCAACAGATATCGGACTACCACCTGATAAGAGTTCGATAGTAGAATTTGATGAATTAGCATAAAGTGTATAAAAAGTTTGTGAGGTATTTGGATAAGTCAATGATAATGATGAACCCGATAGTTGCAATTGATTATTAGGTGCATCCCACAACATATAATTATCAGTTCCAGTTCCACAAAATTGAACTGAACCAGACGCAGTGTAGATAGAAAATGGATTCAGTATTGTTTCTGATGTATCTGTTCCATCCAAATATAATGTAGTAGATATACTGATAGGTTGAGAAGTATAATTAGTAATGGTTGGAAATAACATTGCAGTATTTGCCATAATATTTATTGGTATATTATCAAAATCTATTGTTGGAATAAATAGCGAACCTATCAGATTATCTGCTTGTATGGTGCGAATAGGGTCTGATACATTTCCAAATACAGTTGGTATCACATATAATCCAGAATTTACAGTTTGGTTTCTTAGCAAAACTATATTGTTTGGTTGACTGATAGAAGGTGATTGTATATATGTACCTCTACCAGATATTAAATTTATAGAATTGTATGTGTTGGATAAATTGATTGTTCCGGTAGTGTTGGATAAGTTAAGCGGGGTAGGGGTAAGAATCTGATTTGGAATAACATTTAAATCAATCGAATCAGTAAAATTTCCTAATAATAAGTTTCCAATCATTCTAATACCTGATACAAATCCGCTAAATGAATTGATTCCATCGCTTTGTATAATAATCCCACTATCTGATGATGTATTTATATTATTTGAGGAAAATATAGAGATACCGTTAGATTCTGATAATAATATGCTACTGCTCGACACTGATGAATTTGTAGTTTGAATAGATATTTGACTATCTGAACCTGTTGAGGTGATTGATATTTCTCCACTATCTGTTCCAACTGGATCTGATGTAATACTAAGTATATTACCAGCTCCCGCATAATCACTCAATCTAATAGTAGTAGTATAAATGATATCCAATTCTGATTCACTCAAATAATTTCCTCTATCAACTGATTGAGTGGTTTGATTATTTATTGGGACTGTATGGATTGCATCTTTATAGTAAACAAATCGATTATTTGTTCTACTAATCCCAAAAAAATCATATTTGTATGCTAAACCATCAACTTTCTCCCACAAAATTCCTTTATCTGATATAGTTGAAGTAGGTGTTGTGAGTGATGCTACATATCTATCATGATATCCCATAGTAAGAATATTTGATGAACTTGCTATAAAATCAGAGTAGATTAAAACAGATGGTCCGGATATTTTTACTTTTGAATCAAATACATAAAATGATGTATCTAATGGATTCAAACTAGTAGGTATATAATCATAATCATATGAATTGTATGGGATTCGAAATACCAATGAATCTGATATGGGTTGAGAGGTAGAATTTGTTGGTCTAGTGGCAATAAGTATAAAATTATCATCATACAAGCGTTTGGATGTATCAACAATATTTGATTTTGATGGATAATTTTGTGATTTATCAAATATAACATTATAATCTTGAATGGTAGGATAGGGAGCAGAATGATTTGTCAATATAGCATTAGAATTTGGAAGTAATTGTTGAGAATAATTTGTGTTGTGTAATCCCGAACAAGCTGTTGCGACAAGTCCATAGTCGCCAAATGTATTATATTGATTACTGGTTCCTTGTCCGATAAAAAAATTATAATATGCTTGTAGATGTCCAGTATAAAAATTATAATATGAGTCTGATTCTGGTTCTGGTGGACAACAAGGTTGTATAATAATCTGATTATTTGTTGGTTGTGGATTTATAATATTAAAAAAATCAGTTGAATTATTATTCTGATAATTATGCTGATTATATAAATCTTTACTCATTTTATATTAAGAATTTATAAAAGTATAACTATTTCTAACATAATATATATAATCATTATAAGATTTTTTCACCACAACTAATATATGAGTAAAATACAATTTAAACCACCTGCATTGCAGAATACTAATACTAATATTCAACGTCAGCAATTTAGTAATAGAATTTATATAGAAGAAAATAAAACTAATGATAGCACTGTTGCCGAAATGTTTCAGGTGATTAGGGAAGCGGATTATCAAAATATAAAAAAATTTATATATGAAAAAAATATATCACTTGGTGCGACCAATGAAGATGGTGATACAGTTTTGCATCAAATTATTGCTAATTCAAATATTGAACCCCGTGAAAAATTAGAATTATGTGAATTGGTTATTGAATATGGAGCACCTGTTGATGCATCAAATAAGCAATCAATTACTCCTCTTCACATGGCTGCAAAATTTCAGCTACCCCGAATAGTTGATTTGTTGTGTTTAAAATCTGTTAATAAAAATGCTACTGATAACCAATCAAAATCTGCACTTCACTATGCATGCTTGGGAGTATCTGGTGAATGCCCACCTAATCCTAAGAAAAAAAAATTCATTGACAAAATCAGTAAAAAAAAATCAGTCCAAGATTTAAAAAAATTAGAAGGACTTGTTACAAAATATATGTATGCAAAACCTGAGATTCAAAAAGATATAAAATCCATATCAGAAAATATTAATCAGATTGATGTAAAGTATGGAGGGGAGATTGATAGTTTGATTGAAAAAAATAGGATTGAGATTGTTGAATTGTATGAAAAAAATGCATTTATGTCAGAAGAAGCAATTCAGATACTATTGAGAAAAAAAATAGATGAATCAAAAAAAGCATTAGTTGATACAGTTATCACCAAAATATCAAAAAGTATGGAAAAAATAGATTTTGCACAAAATCCTCCAAATAGTAATGTAGATATGTGGGATAATGTGGTGAATGAAATAAATTTAAAATTTACTAAATTACAAACACAAAATATTTCACATCAAGGAGATGTGATAGATAATATTAATAAAAATGTGAAACAAATGACTGATGTATCTGATGATATTAATCGATTGTTAAGAGATATAGTAGATTATTATATAGGTATATATAATGCTGATAATGTTAATATAGCAAATATTAATGAATGTTCTGATGATATTAAGAAAAAATTTGCAACAATGTTATATTATTATAAATATATTAATATTCAACAAATTAGTCCTGATTTACTTAAACCACATAATGATAGACAAATTATTAATATTAATAATATTGCACAAAATATACTTCCGCCGAATAAATATTATTGGAATACCTTATTTAATTTTTATGTAGAAGTGATTAATCAAAAAATACAGCTATTAAAAAGATTTGAAAATAATAATTTTATGTCTTTTTATACAGATATGATACCTAATCGAATTATCAGTATATTATCAATATGTATTTGTTTGATAAAAATATATGGTATGATTGATATGTTTGATAGTAAGATTTCACATATAACTAATTTTTTTAATGATATTACTATTACTGATGCTAATAGAGATATATTAGAACAAATAAAAACAATAATTAATAATAGTAAAACAGATATTGATAAATTACGAGGACAGTGTGTTGATATATATAGTGATTGTAGGAATATGATTAATATATTGAATAATATCAAACAAGCTTATGAAATACGAATAGAAGAATTAATGATAAAAGCATATATAACAAAAAATATTCCTGATTTGTATTATGATAGAGCGATTAGAGATATAGAAATGCTACCTATAAGTTTTGATGATTTTATAAAATCTTACAACAAAACTGATATCAATCAAATAAAATATACTCTATTTAACAAATTTATGCCATATATAAATGCTAAAAATTACATGACATTTTTTTTTAGTAACAAAAACCTTAGAGATATGGGAATACAACAAACTATTCCAATATGTGGATTTATAAATCCTTTTGGAATAGATTATGAGAATCATTTTTCAGAATATCTAGCAATACATGATAATAAAACCATAGTAGGAAAATTAAATAAATCACTAGATGATTTAAACGGAAAAGTAGGTATTGATGTAAGAAAATCTGAGCTAACTAACGAGAATTTTTTATTTTTAAAACATTGTTTTGGAGATTATTTGTATCTATTAAAACATAATATAATAAATCATACTATCACTCATCTGCCATCTAATATTATAGAGTTATTGAAAACTTTTACACCAGAAAAAAAAATACACTCTCTCATAGTTGCAAAAATAGTGGATGCACATATGATTGCATTTTTTAATCGAAGTATAGCAAAAAAATGCAACAGTATATTACAAATCAAATTAGCAAATTTATCTAATTCAAATTTATCCTCAATACTAACTAATCCAATAATTTTTGCTTCCGATAAAGATTTTGAAATTGATATGAATGATGTTGATGTAGATATGATTGAGATATTTGATGATGCATCTACCATGTTGGCTGATACGGCAAATATTCATCTAGGAAATATAATGGATGAACCGGATACAAATCCTTCTAAAAAACATAAAATTCTATCATATTTACAAGATATCAGAGAAGTTCAGCAATTATATTTTGATATAGATCCAGATGTAGTTGATATATTGTTAAAACATGGAGCAGATCTAAATATTCAAGATATATTGGGTAACACACCAGTTTATTATACAATAGAAATGATGAATTATCAATTAACCAGTATGTTATTGAATAATAATGCAAGTCTAACACATCATACAAATCAACAGGGCAATTCCGCATTTGACCACTATTTGTATAAATATTATGAAATGATACGATTAATTTCAGAAAATAATATATTGGTTGATAAAACACTATTGAGTAAAACAATTAATGAATTTAGAAAAAAATCAAAATATGAAAATGGTATTATTAAATACACAAATGAGTTATTACCTATCGCACTATATATGTTGAATCATCATATTTTTTTATTAGGTGAGAGATTTCCTATCACATATACTTTTGAGATAGATAAGGATTTGAAAGCATTGTTGGGATGGGGAGTTTATAGAGATACATTCAAACTACCACTATTGAGCACAAATTTATCAAACACAGATATTCCACAACTTGATTTAAACTATTCTAAAATAAAAGAATTAGAAAAATTAAATAAATTGTATCAATCTCAAAAAGATGAAGCCCAACATTTGGTAGATAATATGACTAAACAAAAACAAGAACTAAATAACCTTAAACCATTTACTATAGAGCAGAATGAAAAACAAGCTCAAATACAAGGAATTATTACATACAATCAAGCAGAAATTGTTAGGCTTGATATATTAATAACTACACAAGAAGCAGATATACAAAAATATAAAGCTCCGATAGATAATGTATTAAATGGTATCCAACAAAAAATATCCGCACATACTATTAAGCCAAGTAGAAATGTTGTAGAAAATTATCAATCAGTGTTTAAAGATGTTATTAATCATTCTAAAAAAATAAAATTACTTACAACTGATTATAAGACATATCCAGCATTGTGGAGAAAATTATTATCCGACCAAAGTAGTTTGAGATCAGACCCTACACAAATAGTAAGTATGTTGGTAGAAAAACAAAAACAAATATTAGAATCATCAGATACTATTGAGAAAAAGGTTGCTGATTTATTATTGATAAAAAAATATTATGATTCAGTTATAAATCCATTTATTGGTCGTTATATGGATTTGGAACAAATTTATAAAGGGGATAATAAAGAATTAGATACAGTGATTAATATTATTATTCATTTAGTAGAACATATTGTGATGGTTGAACTAACAGGTATTATTGTAAAAATGATAATGAAATATTTATTAACTATTATGCCCAAAGATACAAATCCTCAAGGAGATATAGATCCTGATAGACGCAGAATCACATATCCTAAATATATTGAAGATATTATAATAAACATGGTTCATGAGAGTAAAAATAAATCAAAATTATTAGAATATATATTTAAAGTTTTACCACGCAAAATTGTTAAATTTGTATTGCATATTTATCAAACAGATAACCCAAAAGATGATGAAGATTCAGAAACAGATAATCTAGAAACATTGTTTTTACATATTAATGTTATTCTTTTATCAAATACAATTGTTCCTCTAACCCCTGATAGTCCGTTGATTAAAAATTTATCTGAATATGTGTATCCATATTTTAGTGATTATTTGGGAATGTTTGTTAAGGAGATGAAACAAATGATTGATAACTATATTTTATCATTAAAGTATCAAGCAACTAATCTTAGTATGTTGGATATGCTTGTTGATAAAGCACAAAAAGAATATGCGTAGAAATATTTTAGTTAAAAATGTTATTATTTGAAATTACTTTTTCTTCAAATAATATATAATGGAACTTACTAATATTATTATTATTGTTATATTGATATTTATAATTTATTATATTGTTAAAAATGGTTTATCGGTTAGAGAAAATATGGTTAGTGATTCAAACAAATCATTATATATATCAGAACCATTTGAAAATAAAAAAAATAGTTCAACCAGCATAGATGATATTACAAATTCATTTCCAAAAGTAAATGAATTTTTTGAAGAAAAACAATTTCATAATGATTATCGTGATACCATCAATGCTCTGAATCAAATGATTCCAAACAAAAAGTATCAATTTAATCAATGTGAAGCACCTGTTCGTTTTGAATTGCTTAAATCATCAGATGTAAAACCTATATCTAAAAAATTTTTAGCTGAATTAAATAGAGTTGTTAAAAATTCAATCAAAGATTCATATGCGGGTAAGAATTGGCAAGATGCAATGCCTCAACAACAAACAAAAGAATATAAATCTGGATGGGATAAACATATGAATCAATTAGGGCTTCCGGGTTCAATCTACAATGATCCTGTTAAAAGATCATCATTAGATTTAGTATGTGTAGACCATGTAGAAAAATATACAACAGAAGATGAAACAAAATTTGTAATATTTTTAATATTGCAAAAACGAGGTATTTGTGATCAGATAATTATAAAACTTAGTATTGTAGCTGATAATAAAGATATTAATCTAGATAGAGATTTTTTTAAAAAAGGTTCCGATACATATGATTCTAAGATTGTAGTGGAAGAATTATTTGTAGTTGGATTTATGACAAGGAAAAATTTTGGCAAACAATCTGTTAAAGAAAATTGGTATAATTTTAAGGGATTGGGAGATGATAAAGAATTTACACACAAACAAATAATTAAAAAACTTATTAAAAAGAAAAAAGATTTGGCAAAATCTTATAATGATTTATAGAAATTATTATTCATCAACATATCAGTATTATTTTTAATATTAGTTTTTATTATCTGATAGTTTAAACATTCATTTATTGTATGGTATGATTTAGATACAATACTTTTATTTTTTAATTTTAAATTATATAATTTAATTAAATATTTTATATATTCTTTATATTTATCAATATTGAAGAAAAATGTATTATTTATAAATATGGATGATAATAACAAAACTTTTGCTGGATTACATAAAAAATATTCTTGCATTAAATAATTTATATTACCACAAGTTGTATCTGTTCCAGAATCATATCTTAATATACCATTAATTTTTTTTCTTTTCAAAATATCATATACAAAATAATTTGTTATTTTTTCATCTAATGTTCCATTTACACAACTGATTCGATAACAGAAAAAATTCTTATTATCTATATTTTTAAATTCTTTGATTGCATCATTGCCAAGTATAATATTTGTTAACATTGTATTAAAATCTGTTCTGTTATTAATTGTATTTCCAATATCTATCATTTTTAATGTTTTTTTATTATAAAAAATAAATAATCTACCTACATTTTCTTTATATTTACCAAAAAATGTACTTGATAGAGAAATATCAATATTATCATAGTCTGTAAAAGATTGAGTTAAAAATAATGGTTTTTTTTTTGTTTCTACAAACATATTTTTATTTAGTTCAATGAAATCTTGTTTTCTATTAATAATTGCATGAGTTGAAAAAAATAATTTTTTTTTAATTTTAACTATTTTATAATTAAAAAACTTATCATATTCATCATCTGTAATTTTCATTTTTTGAAATATTTCATCTCTATCAACACATTCCTTAAATTTATCTAACTTTATAATATTTTCCTTATAATTATCTATAAAATTATAACACATATCCAAATAATATTTTGCCATATAATAATTACTTATATAATAATTATTCTAACCCTGTATAAAATGGTATAAATTTTGGTTGCTCATAATATGGAATAGTTTGTTGAACAAGTTGACTAAGTGGTTGTGATACCTGTTGACTGACTTGTTGCATGATAGGTTGTGGGACTTGTTGTATGATAGGTTGCGGGACTTGTTGCATAATATCTTTAACCACTTCCATTCGTCCATCTGGAGATACTTTTAAATAATATATTTTAGATTTTTGAACAACTTCAACAGGTTTATTTCTGTCTGATAATCCAACCACACATCCTATCATTATAGCCAACATTACAGATATAGAACCAACAGATAGCGGAGTGGGAGAAGTTGAATCAGAAATATTTGAAAAGTTCCAACCAAAATTTCTAAATCTCTTATTATTATGATCATAAACAAAATTAGGTTTTATGCAAACAATTAGTAAAATTATCAAAATATATATTATCATACCATACAATATATAATTATTAGGTATCATTATAATGTTTGTTGATAAAATAATTATATCTAAATAAATTTATTGAGTCCATGGATTTATTTTCTTTCCACCATCATACTGTACAGCCAGTCCTCTCTCAACCAGCAAATTATTAAATGATTTTTCTTTATCAGACCCATATAATTCAACTAATATTCTTCCATATTTATCTGCTTCCAAACACTTTACTGAGACTAAATTTCTATTTGCTTGTAAAATATGTATAATTTCTTCCTTAGTTATATTGATATTATTATTATATTTTGCATCACAACATATCATACTTAATAAATTTGCTCTTGCTTTTTTTGCCCACTCAATCTCATTCTCTCTATTTGGTTTAGATAATAATGGTTTTATCTCTGGAGTATCTATACCAGATAATCTACATGTAAATTTATAAAACAAATTATGTATGCACATTACTATCTTACAAGTATCTGCATCATACATCTCAACTACTTTACCCTGAAGAACTTTTCCCATCAGAGTAAATTCTTGTACATCTTTTGTCATATCTTCTAAATTCATATATGATAAATTTACAAAATAAAATTATTCTTTACATACCTCCAATACTCTCGCACTAGGTTCAGTTATATCACCACACCACTTTGGTAACCAATAATATGGAACAATTTTAGATGTATTGACAGACTTTCCATAAACTGATTCAAATAATTCTCTATAGTATAACATTTCTTTTGTATGTGGAGCCAAATATGTATAAGACTTTTTCTTCTCTTCAAATTCTTCATCTGTATACATTCTATCTGTCATTTCTTGAATTATTTGATACCATGATCTTTGTTTACTACTACATCCATCAGAAAATGCACATTTATATCGCCACAACACTTCATCTGGTAACCAATTATCACAATTAAATGCTTCTCTTAACAACCATTTCTCAATTCCATTACGAGGCATTCGGAGTTGCGGGTCAACACTCAAATATGTTTTGATATAATCCAATGAACCAAATGGAACTCTGCATTCAATTCCATTTGAAGCTATTCCACGGTCAGACCGTTTAACATCAAAATGATGAATATCATCAACAAGTCTCACACACTCATTATCAAATTCTTTTGGATTAGGTGCATTATGAAAATACATATAGCTACCCGCTACTTCATCCGATATATCTCCAATCAATAATACTTTAATATCTGTATGAGTTGCTATATAATATCCGGCTTGCCATTGTCCACAAGTTGCTCTATTGGTTGTGCAATCATATGTTCCCAAAATACGATTAACTGTTGGAAGACTATTTAACCATACTTTCTCATCTAATTCTATATGAGTATGAGATGAACCAATATGCATCGCAACCATTTTTGCATACTTTTCATCTGTACCGCCAGGCATACCAATTGAAAATGTATAAAGTGTTTTACCTAATTTTTTACATTCTCTACTCATAATAGTCGCTACCAAACTACTATCTAATCCTCCGCTCAACAAACAACCAATTGGTCTGTCTGACATCATTCTTTCTCTAACAGAGCGAATTAATGATTCTCTTATCAAATACTTTGCATACTCTAAATTTGTTATGGTGCGAGGTATTTGACTAAAATTAACATACTCGGTATAGTTTAATTTATTTGAATAAAGTTTCAAATTAGTATTTGATACATGCAACCAATTTCTCGGCTTAACTTGTTCAACCTCATATCCATAAGAGAGGAAAGGAGAGCCAATTAATTCAGAACAAAACATAATTTCATTATCTGTTCCGGATACATATAATGGACGAATCCCACAATGATCTCTACCAACAAATACTGATACTTGTTTGCTCTTCTTATCAATATCGCATATCATAAAAGCAAATTCACCATTTAGCTCACTAATCATACCATTCATCCCAATCTTTCTATATAGCTGTGGTAAAATCTCACAATCAGACCCACTTGTAGTATGCAAATCATATTTTTTTTCCAATTCCAAATAATTATAAATTTCTCCATTACATACAGAATATATAATATGATTCTCATCCTCTATATAAAATGGTTGATCACCTCGAGCCATTGGATCCATAATTGCCAAACGGTGGAATCCTAACCATAATCCGTATTCTCCAATACGCATAAATATACTCTTATCTGGTCCCCTATGTTGACTTTTATTAAATGCTTCAAACATTTGTGATTCTGTGATGGTTGCAACTTCTCCTTGTTTTACTAAATATAACCAAATACCACACATTATTAATTATATGATAATAAATATATATTATCTTTATATTATATAGTTTTTTTATAAGCTAATAATATGTATAAATACTTAAAATATTTATCTAAAAATATGAGACAAGGGGGGGGGGGTGAATTTGAACAAAAGCAAATAGATGAAATTGAATCAGATATTAATGAACATGTATGGTTAGTAACTGGTCAAGATGGATTTTATATTCATAATGATGATGCAGGAAATTTTTATTTATCATATAATAAACATCCAGTTGGTAATTTTGAACCATTTGATCATGAATATCCAACAATTCATTCATCTTGGGGAACCTTAGTGTATGGACACGATGGTGGTAATTGGGATCATAATAAATTAATATTAATTATACCATTTAGTGAATTAAAACAATTAAATATATTAAAGATAAATCCTGAAGATACTATGCTTCTAACAGATAAAATTCCAATCACACCTAATACATGGTTGGTAGTTGGACAAACTATATATGACCATCATGATTCATATACTAATATGGAAGAATTTCTACAATATTTTAAACAAAAACAAATGTTAAAAGTGTTTAATGATAGTATTATAGAATATGATATTCATAATCATAATCAGAGAGATATTTACGATCAATATCTTAAAAAATGTACCGAATATAATATTAAAACTTCTACTAATATTGAATATTATATTAATGATATGTATTATCAGTTAAAATTTCTACTAGATAATAAAATTTCTAAAACATATGATGAAAAATATTATAAAACATTAACCTATGAAATTTCAAAAACGATAATTACAAAATATATTAAGTTTGATATAAATTTATATTGTTTTTTTAAGATATTTCAAAGAGAGTGTGCGAGGGATGCGGTTGATTTGGTGATAAAACATATAGCAATAAGTCAAAATAAAAAAATATATCGTTTGATATATTGTAATCAAACAGATAAACAAAATCAATTTGCATTAACACGATGTGTAAGAATAATTGATAGTACATCACAAGATAATTTAAAAAATGATGTTATGAGTGATTTCAATGTAGATAATAAATTTTCTATTCCAAAAGATATTACTGAATATGAAAATATATTTGGTCAGCATTCTAACACTTTTACATACATATATACAAAATTATTGGATAATAGTGAAAATGGATCAATACAACCGGACCATTTTTTTTATTTTTTAGATGATTTTGTTGAAGCTATTATAAAATATAATAATAGAAAAATTTTTATTAGACAAAAATTCTCAAATATTGATATAATTAATCAAACATATAGTGCTGCCAAAAAAATTATCACAAAATATAATAGTAACGATAAATTAGAATCGAAACTGAAAAAACTAACAGAATGGAAAGAATCATATTGTTTGAATTGTCTTACTAAAAATTATGGACTATATAAATATTGTGATAATTGTAAAACACTAAATATTAATTATAAAGAAACTTGTACTAAATGTGGACAAGATGTATTAGGTAAAAAATATTGTGATAATTGCAAAACACTAAATATTAATTATGTAGAAACTTGTACTCAATGTGGAGCAAATGTATTAGGTAAAGAATATTGTAGTATGTGTGGAACAAAAAATTTTCAATTTACCCAAATACCACAATCTCTTGTTGACTAACAGGCTCATCCATAGATTTGGCGATAGTATTGTTTGCACAAAATAATTTAATTAAATTGATAAGTTGAATCAAAGCAAACAAACTATTCCATACAACTATTTGTATAAGATTTGACCCATTAGCTGTCAACCCTCCCCATAATACTACAAATACACATCCAAATATATTTATCACACGATACCACACAATATTAGTAACAATATATGAGATGAGTAGAAACATATAACCTATACTGATTAGAAAAGATAAATCCATTAAATAATATTAAATATTATTTAGCAATATTTAATATAAAAATCAATTTTTGTCACACAAATTCATAAAAGTTACAATCAATGCATCAAATTGTAAAATATTTCTTCTACCTTTCACCAACTGATACTCAAACTCTACCGCTTCCTCAACAGTAAGTTGTTTAACATTATCAGATAAATTAGGCATCTCGCATATTCTTATAATCATATCTCTCATAATTGTTGTTGCTTCATAATTAGTTATCATCAGATTAAAAATAATATTTCTTATTTTATTAATATCATACAAGTTTTTTTCTATCATCAAATCAACTATTTGATTAATTGACTTTGTATAATTAGTTGATAGCAAATAACCTTGTTTATAATATTCTAACTCCCACAATGCATTATTTATATTACCATTTGACCTACTCAATATATCACAATATGTATCAATACTCAAATATATTTGTTCCTTACAAGAAATTTTAACCAAATAATTCATTAATTCTAAATTATCAGGAGCAGGAATTCTCAAACAAATACACCGACTTCTCAATGGTTTGGTAACTTTTGATAATGATGTGCACCACATTATAAATCTACATTTATCATTATATCTTTCCATTGTTCTTCGCAAAGAAGCTTGTGCGTAGTAAGACATATTATCAATATTATTAATAACAACTACCTTAAAAGGTCTTTTGGTTTGAAAAATATTCAAAGACCTTCTTTTAGCATATTCTTTAATAATATCATGAATCAGATATCTGTCTGAATTATTACTTTTTGGGTCTAGTTCTATATGATATGATGATTGTTTTATTTTTTCAAGAGTGGTTTTATTACCACTTCCTGTCACCTTATACTCAACTTCTTTTGTTCGGCTAACTGTTTGGTCAAATAACATTTGTAAAAATAAATTTACCATTGTTCGTTTTCCACATCCATCTGAACCATAAAATATAATATTAGGAATAGAATTATCAGTAGCCATTACTTGTAATAATTCTATTATATCTTTGTGAAAAAAAATATTATCCGTAGTTGTAGGACGATATTTATCTATCAGAAAAGGCATATCTGTATTATGATATCTGATACTTTTTATATAATTAATCAATCTATCAAATAATCAATTTTATTCTGTATTTTTACAAATTTGACTAATCAGACTTGCAATTACATCAATATCATTGCATAATTGTCTTGATTCTTTGATACCAAATGTTCCTTTTATATTTGCTGTATTTAAACCATTAAATAAATTTGCAAGAGCAGTTTGATAAATTTTAGTATCTGGATTGATTCGTATAGTGGCATCTATTTCTTTACTCATATATAAATAAATCTGTTTTTTTTTAAATCCTATCAGACTCACTATCTGAAAATATTAATTTTTTATAATATCTGCCAAACTATAACATAGTTTTTCAAACAACTTAACTGTATCTGAAATTTTATCTTTTGATTGACTTTTACAATATGTTGCAACAACATATCTGCAATCAGGTGATGCATCCAAATGTGCTTCTATCGGAATATCCGTTGGTTTCCAATCATACATTTTGATACCACATGTCAAACATTCAACTTTATCATCAATACCTGTGTATACAAATCCAGCTCTTGCCATATCCATCGCACTATGTGGACTATTCCACTTTTCAAATGTTTGTAGTCTTTCCAAACAAGATTTTGTTTTGGTAGTTTTGATTATTGGAATTTCTGGAACAGTTTTATTATTTGTATTTTCCTGTTTATCATTAGTATCCGGTATATCTGACTTTTTATTTATACTAAGAAATGGAATTATTTTTATATTTTTACCACCCATTCTTTTTGATTTATTTTTATTCATTTGAAATTTCATTTTTGATATTATATAATAATTACACTATCAATCATATAATTTATCAATTTTTTTATCTACCAAATATATGAAACATAACATATATGTGGTATCTGCAACTGATATTAAAAATATGAGAAACAATATACTTCAACATATGATATTTAAAAATTTTAAACACTTAGCAGATATTCCATCACTAAAACATAATATGATAGAAATTGATAGACTTATTAGAGGAAAGCAATCCATCATATATTTGTATATGATTGATAATCAGATAGCAAGTTATGTGGTGGGAGAAATACTTGAAGTATCTGGACGTAAAGTATATTATGTGACATATTTGTATACAAGTGATAAATATAGAAATAGTGGATTAGCATCAAAATTAATGAAATTTATAGAAAAAGATGCATCTAATTTATATTTAAATGGTATTATGCTAACAACAAATACAGAAAATAAAAAAGTTTATGATTTTTATCTTAAGAGAGGTTTTATGCCTGACTTATTGTTGCGGACATACTCAAAATATGATGTGTTGTATAAACCAGTTTGGTAAATTATTGTAATTAAAAAAATATTTATATAAATAATTAAAAAAATATTTATATATAATTAAAAAAATATTTTTATATAATTAAAAAAATATTTTTATATAAATCTACTATATAATGGATATCAGTAAAAAATACGACAAGTACAAGCAAAAGTATATGATGGAAAAAGAGAAAGTTCGTAAATTGCAGACAGGTGGATTATATTCTAAATATGACTCACTTTCTCCTACATTCTTAGTAGATGAAAAACGTGCACAAGCACATAAAGCTGGTTACGATTTGTTAAACCATTTGGATTCTATGATAAATAGAACAAGTCCCGAAACAAAATTTAATACTACTCTAACAATAGGAACTGCTGAATCTTTAACAGGTGGTTTAATTTTTTCAACACTTGTTGATATTCCTGCTGCCGGACCTAATAAATATGGATGTTTTGGTGTATATGATACAGATGCAAAAAGAGTTTTTTTAGGTGTTGAAGTTAAAGATGTGTATACCCATAAATGCGCTAAAGAAATGGCAGTAGGAGTTTTGAAAAATTCTAATGCAAGTCTGGCAATAGCTGTAACTGGAAATAGTATGCCATGGCCAACAATGGCACAGAAGGTTGGAGAAGTCTTTATAGGTATTGCTGGATATGTAAAGATAGGCGGAATAACTAAAATAGCTGTGGAAACAAAAGTTTATAATTTTTGCCATGAGTCTAATTCTAATATATGTAAATTATGGTATAATACACCACACCAAAAAAAACAAAATATTGAAAATCAAGATAGATTACATAACATGTTAAATGCTGCATTAGGTTCAAAACTAGATCGAGATCCTAAACCCCCTACTCAAGAAGAGCTAGAGCAAGACCAGTATGCTGATATAGAAATAACATCCATAATGTCTCTATATATAAGAAATGCTGTTGTAGAACAGGCATTTAAAGATTGTTTAACTTTTGTTAATAATAATCCCGTATGTGTTCCTGATTTTATGACTGATTCTTATTTAGAAAAACGCGAAGGAGGGGTAAAAGCAAGCATAATATTGAATCGAAACGGTTCAAATAATAAAAATCTTAACAATAGAAATATTCAAATTGTTTGTAAAAATGTTGAGTGCGATAACTTTGACAGACTTGGAGATAATGGTATGAAACCATATATAGAATATATATAATATGATATCAAAACACTATCTTAATATAATATTTAATTATATAGAAAATAAGTAAACAAATTATTGATTTGAATCTAACCATTTTTTTTTCTCAGCATTAAATTCTTCCAGTTTGAGCTTTATTTCCAAAATCTCATTGTATGTTGATAATTCTTTTTCTGAAAATGGTTTTCTATTAATCGGATGACATCCATTTTCCCTTATTTGTGTAAGAATTGATACCGCATCGTATACCAGATTACTATCTGGAATCATTATTGGTTCAGATATTTCAACACAAGTTATTGGATCCATAAATTGTTCAGGAAGTTCAATACTCTTAGGCATATATTCTGATAGTTTATTAATAATTATATTCTTTTTTTTGCTAGAAATAAATTTTGCAGTATCTATAATAATATCTTTGTATTCAAACAATACATCAATCATACTATCAATTCTTAGATAAATTGTATCATATATAATATTAATTATATCTTTAGCAATATCTTTTCTATGTAATCTTCTATACAACACATAATGTTTTTCACCAAATAATGATATTATTTTTTGAATTAAAACAACATATTTTTGATCAACTTCTTTGAATTTATTAGTAATTAAATTATTTGCATAAATTTGTTGATATACAAGAAGAGATATTGATATAATATCAAACATACTTAATAATATTGCATCAATATCATAGTAAATATTAACACTCTGACTGTTCATATTATTAATCATTTCAAGCATTGTAAAACATCTTTTTAGTATATTGTAAGTAGTTCCCGCTATAACTGATTGCTCGGCAGATACAACAAGATTAAAATCGAGTAGAAATTTAAATGTTTGAATTATATGTTTATGATGTTTGGTAGCAATAGGTGCAGATGACCATTTGAAAAAATCAACTTCATTAATATATTTAAATATATTTGTAAATATATCTCCAAAATATTTGAATCCATTTATTGGCAATAATTTGTTAAGTATTTCCATTGCATTAAATCTAATATGTTCATTTGTAATATTTTTGTATCCACCAATAATTAGCGGCACATATTCTAGCAATTGTTTAGGCAAATCTCCATAAAATCTTTCACTTTTAAGAAAACTAGTTGTCCGGTCAATATAATTCAAAATATCATTAAATACTTCTACCATTCCAAACCTATCATACACATCACCATATGCTGTATAAATATTTTGTATCAAGTATTTAGATCTATCTGACATTATTTTTATTAAAAATTTTTGTTCGCTCTTTAATTTTATTGTTAACATATAACTCATATTAGTCAGTTGGTCAGTTATCTCACAATATTTAGTAATCACATAAGAATGACAGATTGGAATACCATACAATATAGTCATATATAATTTATGTAATAGTGGAAGATTTTGTATCTGATAATCTTTAACATTATAATTCGTAACATCTGATTTAATCTCTCTAATAATTTTATTAAATCCATACATATATGAAATTTCGGTTAGAATCCGAAACAGAAAATTATTTGACACATAAGATGAACAATTTTGTATATGATTAATATCATCATATGTGTATGCTTGATTTAGATTAAATACTTTCCAAATCATATTAATCAAATCTTCGTGAATAGTATGGTCTGATATTAAGTCTGAGACTGAATCAATCAAATCATCATAATTTACAATCTTAGAATATGTGGTCAAAATAGCTGAAAATATACCATCAGATACAAATTCAAATCCGGATTGTTCGATTCTAATATGTTTGATTAATTTTCTAAATCCACTAAAACTCCATATTTTTTTCATCATACCATATATGACTCGTAATCGGTTTTCAGATAATAATCCAATATTTATATTTTTAATTTCATATATTATTGTTTTTAATATTTCTATCCTGTAACAAATAGTTTGAGTTTTCTCCATATATGATAACCAATCATCTATCATAATTGATACATCTGATTTGGTATCTGATACTTGTAATATAAATGATATTGTGTGTGATTTGTCAATATCACCTCTTACAAATGAGGTAATAAAATTATAAATTATTGGTCGTTCATCATCTTCACATTCTAACCAATGATTATAAAAACAGAATAGTTCTGATTTTTGATTTTGTTCAAATATCCGAGTAAAATCAATGATTTCCATTTTTGTATTTTAAAACTTATCTATTGATAATCTATAAGTATGATTAAAATTCAATTTTTACTATTATTTGTTGGAATTATTATCATCTATCTTATTATCCCAACGTACAATGAACATTTTGATGAAAAAATTAATGAATCTAATCAAGTGCAATGTGGTATAATGTGCAGTAAAATTCTTGATTGTAATGCATTTGCTCATGACCCACAAAAAAATATTTGCTATCTATCTCAGTCTCAAATATTAAGAAAACCATTATTTTCATTATTTTCAGATAAGTATAATCGTTCATTTCCAAGATGCAACAAAGTTGGTTCAATTACTGACCCACAGATTGCTCAACCGATTGATTACAAATATAATGCAACTTATTTTTGTAAGGATACTCAAGATACAGAAAGTAAAATAAAAATATACGATAATAAAGAAAAACAAATTAATAATTTGAATGAGTTGGTTCAGACAGATGTTGATAAATATAAGATTATTGAAATAGATTGGATGAATACAGTTAATTTATCAGATAAGCCAGAACTAATACAAAATCCCAACTCATCTAATTCTATATCGGTTATGAAAGCATATGATGATGAATATTTGGGACAATATGTATATCCTCATAAATGTGTGACTGATATCTCACAAGAAGATTGTATGAAAGATTGTTTGAACAATTCAATGTGTGTGGGAACTGATTGGAATCCATTACTATCAAAAAATAATAAGATTTATCATTCGGTTTGTTGTCCTAAAAGAAAAATAACCAAAATAGTTAGTAGAAATAATAATAATCGGTATGGTAAATTTTATGCAAAGGAATCACAATATAAAAAAAATATGGAGTCCAATCAATTATATATTACATATAATAAGTTAAATCCTAATCAAAAAATAATCCAATCATCAGATATTAATTATTTGTAAAAAAATATAATTTATTATCTTATATTATGTATAAATTAATTCAGATACTATTATTAATATTTATGATATTAACAGTATACCAATATGAGTGTGATAATAAGTTAAAATATATATTGTATAGCGGAATCATTGTATTATTCTTATTAGTATCTCAAACAAATAGCATAGAAGGTATGACTGATTTAGAGGCAGTATCCAATGTAGCATCACTGTATAATAATCAAAATATGACAGTTAGTAATCTGAATGTAACTGGTAAACTTACTGTCAATGGTTTATCAAAATTATCAGGTATTGATAATCGTAATGGAATAACAAATGATAATTTGAATATGACAGGTAGTCTTACTGTCAATGGTTTATCCAATTTATCAGGTATTGATAATCGTAATGGAATAACAAATGATAATTTGAATATGACAGGTAAACTTAATCTAACTGACACTAGAAATTTCTCGATTAGTATGGATGGTGGAAAAATATCATTTAAAAATGGTGTTGATCAATCAATACAAACTATTTCAAATAACTATAATGGATTTGCAGTCAATAATAATTCAGATCCATCTTTAGGTTGGAGGAGAATGATTTAAATATTTAGTATTTATCTATTATTTCTAACAGTTAGAACAACTACACATTACATATAATACATTTCATTATTTATAAAAAAATATAATTTATCATCTAATAATATGTATAAATTTATTTATATTGTGGTATTGATATTTATGTTATTATCTATTTATTATTATAATTGTGAGACACAATTAAAATATATATTATATAGTATATGTATTGCATTCTTTTTACTACTATCCCAAACAAACAGCATAGAAGGTATGACTGATTTAGAGGCAGTATCCAATGTAGCATCACTGTATAATAATCAAAATATGACAGTTAGTAATTTGAATGTGACTGGTAAACTTACTGTCAATGGTTTATCAAAATTATCAGGTATTGATAATCGTAATGGAATAACAAATGATAATTTGAATATGACAGGTAGACTTAATCTAACTGATGCTTCAAATAACTCTATTATGATTAATGGTGGGCAAATATCATTAACAAATGGTAATGATAAATCAATACAAACTATTTCAAATGGATGGCATTCATTAAATATTAATACTGGTGAATCACCATCATCAGAAGGAAGTAATCTTAGAATAGGTGGAGCTTCAGTAATAGGTAATAAAAATCAATCAGGATATATTAATTTAGAAAACAATTTTCCTACTAATACAAACAAACAACATTGGATGATTAATAATGTGAATGGAATGTTGCGATTTTGGCCTATAGGAGGAGCTGCATATATTGATACACAATATTTAGAACCAAATGGTAGTAAACTTATTCAAACATCTTGGGCAGGCTCTGATGGAGCATATCGTTCTACAATAGGAACTCAACCTCCTTGTAGAAGTGATAGAGCTCAACAAGATGGAGCTATTTATAAATATAATAGTTGTGGTGGAAATTGGAATGCCTAATAAATTAAATCAAAATAAAAAATAATTTATCATATAATAGTATGTATAAATTTATTTATATTATATTGTTGATATTTATGTTGTTATGTATTTATAATGAGATACAATTAAAATATATATTATATATTATTTGTATTGTATTATTTTTACCAGTATTGCAAACAAACAGTATAGAAGGTATGACTGATTTGGAAGCAGTATCCAATGTAGCATCATTATACAATAATAAAAATATGACAGTTGATAATTTGAATGTGACTGGTAAACTTACTGTCAATGGTTTATCAAAATTATCAGGTATTGATAATCATAATGGAATAAGAACTAATGACCTTACTGTAATTGATGTAAATAAAAATCAGAGCTATATCTCAATTTATCCTAATTGGATTGATTTTATAGATCATGGTCCTGGTAATACAACCAAACAACAATGGGCAATGTATAATATTAATGGAACTATGCGATTTTGGGCTAAAGATAAATCAAGAGTAGTCGATTTTGACTCACAAAAGCAAAGTTCCGTTATTTAATATAAACTAATTATATGAATTATACAAAAAAATATAGAAATGTTTATAAATATAATAGTTGTGGTAAAAATCACTATATCTAATAATTATTTTTTATAATTTATTTCCAAATATAGATTATACAAATGTTTGGAAATTTATTTCTATTATTGCTATTTATAGTTTTGGTTGCGTTGGTATATAGTTGTAAATGTGATATGCGATTAAAATATGCTTTATATTGCATGTGTGTTGCATTGGTTGTTTTGAGTCTTCAGTCTACAAATAATATTGAAAATCTTAATTCTATCTCACTAAAAAAAGATGAGGTAGATAATTTGATTGTTCGTGGTAAACTTACTGTAATAGGAGATGCTAAATTTTCAAAAAATCTAAATGTAAATCAGACAGTTAAATGTAATATGTTGGATGCTGATATAATTAAGGGAAAACAGCATGAAAAATCACATCATGCAGATAGTATGACAGTCTCACCATCTACTTCCCCCACGCCATCAGTTATGAGCTCTACTGGAGTTGCAAACCCAGTTGCAAGTAATATGACTGCAACTGCTACTGGACTTTATTGTAATGGTGATACATATGATAATGCTGTTAAATTACAAGGTAGTGCGTGGGCATCAGCTAATTGTTATAATATAAAACCTGATGATTATTGTAATGGCGATACTTATGGAAATTGTTCGAAATCAAATGGTGCATGGTGTAATACAGGTTGCAAAGACAAATATGGTAATGTTTATAGAAAAACTGCCCAACCACCAGTACCAATAGTACAATACGATGTACCAAAAAGTCCAGATAGCTATAGAACTACCCAACAACCAGTAGCATCCAATCAACCAGTAGCTGTTGCAAGCAATTCAGTATCTACTTTACCATCTGATGATGTTATGATTGCCAATATAATTGCCAAAGAAGCACAGGGTGTTCCAAAAGCTTATTGTAATGGTGATACACTAGTTAATGCAATTAAATCAAAGGGTACCGCATGGGCAATGGCTAATTGTTATAATATAAAACCTGATGATTATTGTAATGGTGATACTTATGCAAATTGTTCTAAAGCAAATGGTCCATGGTGCAATACAGGTTGCAAAGACAAACAAGGTAATACTTATCCAAAAGTTCGATAAATATATAAAAAATTAATTTTTCTTAGTCGCCTTAGCTTTTACATTCTTCTTTTTTACTTTAACATCATTAATCTCTTCATTTAAATCATCTTCTGCATCTTGTAGCCATAGATTGTATGATGTTCGAAATACTTCTAACTCACGTTTCCATAGTTGTGCTTCAGTCACACTAGAATAGTCTTCAAATTCTTTCTTCTTAGCCTCATACTCTGCATTTAACTCATCTATCTTATCTTGTGTGAGAGCAAATAATTGCATATCAGTTAAATATCTGTATGATTTTTCATCATCTGTTGCATCAATCTTATGTGATAATTCTGGATATTTTAATTCTTTTAATTTATTGATAATATCAGCTTTGAGTTTTTTATAGATGATGATACGAGGAGGTTCAGATATAACATCTTTGATAAATTTTACTTTATACATTAATATCTGAAGTTCATTTTCAAGTAATCTTAGATAATATTTTTTACGCTTTGCATATAATTCTAATCTATATTCAAAGAATTCTTCCATAATCTCTATAGGACTCTCATACTTTGTCATAATATTTCGATGATTGTATAACCATAGATTTCCAACAGATATATTGGTAGTAATCTTAAGAAATTTTTCAATCTCATCTTTTCCTTTCTTAACTAATTTTTGTAACTCATTTACACGAAATACTACATCAAAGTCAATCTTATTATTACCACAACGAGATTTAATCTTAATAATTTTTTTATCTGTATCATCTTTATTCTGAGCCAATAATGTATCCAAAAAATCTTTATATTTATCTGTCCAGCAATAATTTCCTCTGATTGGAATTTCAGTAATTCTTATCGTATCATCGCCAATTATATCATATTTACCAGTTATCTTGTATGAATTTTCTTCAACTTCGCTAATTTTTCCACAAAATCCACGAAACCATGGATGCATTTTCTTAAAAGTCTTACCATCCAATCTTCTAATAATATTATCACAAATATCAACCGGATTATATGGGAGAACTTTTGTAGAAAATCCTGTACCAACTCCTTGTGTTCCATTAATCAAAACTACTGGAAGAATCGGATAAAATGTTTCTGGTTCAATCATCTCATTCTCATCAATCTGATATTGTAAGATTGGTATATCTTCCTTAACAAATAATTTTTGAGTAATTGTTTCCAATCTTGTAAAAATATATCTTGATTGGGCATGCTCGGCTCCTCCCATCTTTCTGAATCCAAAATTTCCTGATGGATACAAAAGATTTATATTATTTGACCCTGGAAAATTTTGTGCCATACCAACAATCGCTTCCTCTAAACTTTTCTCGCCATGCTTGTATGCAGTTTTTTCAGCAACCGCAGAAGCCAATTGAGCTACTTTTAATTCATGTATCAAATTTCTTTCAAATGCTATGTGAAGAATTTTTCTCAATGATGGCTTTAATCCATCAATAAGTGAAGGAATAGAACGAATATTATCCTCATTTGAGAAATGAATCAATTCCTTATTTATAAAATCACTATATGAAACTCCATTTGGGTCATATTCTAGTGTTTGATGTTTATTATATTTTGCTAACCATAACTTTCTATCTGATGCTTGATCACCATCAAAAGCCATTTTAATAGCATGATAAGATTTACTGTTAATAATTGATGAATCTTCTTCATAATTTTCTTCTTCTGATTCTGATTCTTTTTGTTCTTCACTAACTGTTTTTTTAGAATCAGATTCATCATCATATACTTTTTCCCACATAAATTTAATAATTCTATTTGTAAAATCATTAAATACTTCTTTGGCTTCTTTATCACTTGATGTTCCCAATCCTTTGTAATACTTTGGATTTTCCCACTTTTTCAAATCATCTGTATGTTGTTTTACCCAATTCTCATAATCATTAATTGTGTAAAATACAACTGGATTCTTCTTTTTTGTATCAGATTTTTTAAAAATCTTCAACAATGGGGTGCTCATAGTTTGAATAAATCCGTTAATTTTTAATAGTTCTGGCCAAAAATGCTGAAACATATTAATAACCAATCCTTTAATATGCGACCCATCCGCATCCTGATCGGTAAGAATAATAATTCCACCATATCGAAGCTTTCCAACATCTCTATATCGTATATTTTGTTTTAATCCGAGAATTTGCTTCAGATTAATAAATTCTTTATTATTTTTAATCTGATTAGGTGATGCATTTCTGACATTAAGTAATTTTCCTCGCAAAGGAAACACACCATACTTTTCTCTTCCAATAACTTCTAATCCAGAAATTGCAAATGCTTTGGCTGAATCACCTTCAGTTAAAATTAATTTTGCTTCTTTGGATCTTTTTGTTCCAGCAAATTCAGCATCTTCTAACTTATCTATACCATTTAATGATGATATTTTTTTACCATCAGTAGTTTTCAAAGATGCCTGATCTTTCAACATTGCATATTTTGCTACCAAATCAGCTAATCCTGAACGAACTACTTTAGTAATAAAATCTTCTGATAATTCACATTTTGAACCAAAATTTGTTGCTTTGGTTGTCAACAAATATTTTGTTTGTGAATCAAAACTTGGATCCTCGATAGTTGATTGAACAAATATATTCATATTATCTTTTACCAATGATGATGGAATATTAAGATTTTTATTTTTAATTTTAATATGTTCGATAACTTTTCGAATAATTTGATTGGATACATAATCTACATGTGTGCCTCCTTGAACTGTCCAAATTGAATTTACAAATGATACATTGGAATTTCCTGAATCTGGTTGAAAAACTACCCCCACTTTCCACCTTTCTCCAACCTGTTCATACACAATATTAGGAGGTTTTGAATAGTGAAGATTTATAAAATCTTGAAATGATGAAATTTTTATCTGTTTGTCATTTAAAAATATTTTTGAACCTTTTGGCGAACAAGCCGCTAAATCATATACTCGTTTTTTAATCAAACTAATCATATCATCATTTAATCCTTTGATTCCAAATCTTTTAAAATCTGGATAATATGTTATTTGGGTGTAAGGTGTTGGTTTCAAAATAGTTGTTATTTGTGGCTCAGTTTTTTCAGACATATTTTTACTCCATGTTTGCATATATTTCTTTTTATTTTTAGCATCAACTGTCTCTAACTCAAATTTGACAGAGAATACATTTGCTAGTTTTGCTCCATAACCATTTTTACCTCCAGTAATTTTTCCCTTAGCATCATAATTTGAAGATGTCAATAGATGTCCAAAAATCATATCTGGAACATACATTTTGTGTTCTTCGTGCATCATAACCGGAATACCATTTCCATCATTCCAAAATCTAATAAATCCTTTTTCTGAATCAATAGTAATTTTTGCTGTTCGGCAAGTAGAGTCTCTAACCATCTGATCAGCTATATTTACCAATAGTTCATCAGTGCATTTAAAAAATCCTGGAACAAATGATATGTCTTTTTTAATAATATTATCTGTTTCTGAATCTAATGTCCACATTTCACGAGTATCTGATTCAACACTACCAATATATGTATCAGGTAAATCTAAAATATGTTCAACAGGATTTTTCATCTTGAATGTATCCTCAATAGATTTTTCACCCTTATTAGATTTAGCTTTCATTATTGTAATTATTTATCTGTCTAATAATCTTTAAATCTATTAGTCAAAAATTCAATTTTTTATTATATATAAGAAATATATGTTGATTGTATGGTATGATGTTTGGAAATAAATCTAATTATGAGTCGCATAGTGTGAATCAAACAGATAATACAGATGAAGATAATATATCACCACATATAAATCTCAAACAACTGGCAGATATAAAACAACAAAATGAAAGAATAATGAGCCAACAGCAAAATATAATGGGTAAAATTGATAGTTCAATTACTGATATATCAACATCTGATATTATTAATGGATTAGCAACTGGATTTTTTATAACAAAGTCTTTGCAAAATTATACACCAACAAGTTTGTCTACAACTAATAATTTATCAAAATCATATGACCCATATTTTGATTATAATCAAAAAAAAGGCACTGTATCAAATAATCAAAAACTTGTTATTAATAAACAATATATAAATATTGATAGTTCGGCAAGAGATATTAATCCACAAGTTGTATCAGATATCACATCATCACAGAATTTACCCAACAATCCATTTTACTTTTCACAAGATAATATTCGTATAGGAAATAATATTATTAAACAAAATTTATTATGGATAAATATTCCTTCACATAAGCTTAATTTGAATGATAAAATTACACTAAATGGTTTTTCAACATCCAAACAAGTATTTAGTTCTGAGAATACAACTTTATTTACTTTTTACAAAGGAGGATCATATATGAGAATTAATATCAATCCTAATATGCCAATTCAGAATCAAGATTCATCCCAACAATCAAAATATTATATCGAACAACAAACAATCAAACAATACAAAACTAGTGATTTATATTGTACAATTTCTGGATTTCAAAAGTCAATCAGCACATTATATTCACAAACATATATACCAGACACATATACATCATCACAGAATTTACCCACACAATTACCTTCTATACCAACAATTTCTGGTATGCCTGTAAATCTACTGGATGCTACACATCGAATATATTTATTTCTCGAAGAATCAGATTTTGCAAATATTACCAATCCAGATGCAATATCAGAAGATTTGTTGGTCGACTCACCAAATCTCTATAAACTAGATCATTTTTATATCAAAATAGATAATAATTATGAATTTGATACTGATTATATAAATTCAATACTTGCTGTAAGTGGTATTTCGGTTATACTAACATTTGATTTTAACCATTTTGCAGGTATACCAATAAATAAAGTAAATGCCGAATATCCTATCGATATATCTGACTCTCAGGGATATCATTTGGTAAATTCTGTATCCAAAGATTATATTAGTATTAATATTCCTCAACAAGGACTATATTATGAATATTATACATCTAATAATATAAATTATACAATCACACCATTAAATTTTGGAGATTCTGATATTAGTATGGGATTAATTACTAGTATTGTGTATGGTAATACATCTTCTAACAAATATAATATTAGTTTACCATACAAACTTAATAATGTAATTCAAGTTCAACTTGTTGGAACAATATTTCCTAATTCATCATATACATTTACAAATTTTGATGATTCGGTAAATAATAAATTATATTGGCAAAATGAAGATGATGGGTCAACTGTATACTATATATCTATTGATTCAGGTAATTATGACTCTCCATCTCTTATAACTGAAGTTCAGAAAAATATATTAAATACAAAAAGAATTTATGATACATGGGATACTGGTATTCCAATAAGTTTTGTCAAGAGTGGTAGCTCAGCAACCATACAAGGAACCGGATATTCAACTGGAACTTTATCTGAAGATGGAACTCAGACAGGAGAATTAATCTCTATAACTGGACAAATAGAAATAGAAAATGTATGGTATGAATGTAAGTTGACTGGAAAAGGTAAAATTACAATAAATAATAAAACATCAATCATGAGTGGGTTGTCAGATGTATTTGTCGGAGCATCAGTGATAATTATTTTTGATGGATTGGTTGTGGTGAGTCAGATAACCACATTATCAGGCGTACAATATAATAATTTGTATTTTGCAACTATATATGGTCCGCAGATAGGAAATACAATATTGTGTGATTTGATTGTTTCTGAATCAAACGGAATCAATATAGAATCTAATAATATCACACAACTTAATATGGTGGGCACATTATTTGGATTAGACCAAACAACATATAATATTAGTTTTTCTGCATTACCAACCAGTAATCTTAGAGCATATAATCTGATTGGATTAGGAACATCAAGTAATTTGACTCCACCAATCAACAGAAGTTATGTAACAAATTCAAATTATATTGAGATGTTGATTGATACAAATAAAAATATAACAACTTTCAAAAGTTTCAAACAAATATCATTATATTTGCCTATACGATTTGTTCAACCATATTCTGAGACCAAATATATTCCTGAATCAGAAAGAACAAATACAAAAATATATTCTACTTCAAATATAAGTGGAATTCTACCAATCAGTGCTTCGCCGATTCAAAATGTATATCAGGTTGTGTTTAACCAAATTTATCAAACCATACAAAATGGATCAGGATATGTGTTTGATGTTCCGGTGGTAAAAATTGGAGATACAGTAAATTTTGTTGGATTAACTAATACATATGTAATTCCTGCCAATATACTAAATGCCAAACATACTGTCTACTATGTTGATAATATTAGTGGAACATTTTCAATAATAACAAAATTATTTAATACAATTACTCCATTTGATACATTAGGTTCGGATAATGGAGGAGCGGGTGGTTTGGGTGGCGTAGAGGGAAAAATGTTTATGCCTAATAATTTTAGATTATTATTTAATTATACAGATACAATGGGAACTCAAATTGGATTTAGAAATGCAGGTAAGCCTAATTCGATAACAAAATTTAGCAATCAAATAACAAATAATGATGCATATGATGGCGAACAAACATATGTGTCAAATAATGGATATACTACATTGATTGATCCATCTGGAAATGAGCTACTCTTAAGAGGCAATTCATTAAAATTATGTGGCACAGATTATATTTTGATGGTAATTGAGGAATTTTCCAACATTCAAAATATAGCAACTACAAAAAACAAAAGATTAAAAAACATATTTGCAAAAATAAATTTTTCTATTCAACCTAGCCGAATAGTATATGATACATTTGTATCTGCTCCTATAATATTTAGCAACAAAATAGATATCAACTCATTAACTGTATCATTTTATGATATGTTTGGAAATCCATTTGATTTTAACGGATTAGACCACTCATTTACACTTGAGATTATCACAACTGAGTATGTTCCATTGGGGACAAATATCAATACAAATAAATCATTATATTAATTATTCTTCAATAACCTTCTCATACTCTGCTTCATAATCATAATCATTTTCCATATCCAGAGCATCATTAGCTTCTTTATCTTCTTCTTTGGCTTCCTTTATTTTTTCTTTTTCTTCTTCATCATCAACATATTCTTCATATATACCTTCTATATTTTTCTCTCCTGATTTTTCTATAATTTCTTGGATGTATGTTGATGAATTTAACACATATGCAAATCTTTTAATATCTATATTGGAATTAGATTTTTCTATATTAAATGTTTCAAACATTATATTAATAAAATCTATTATAAAATTTACAATATTGGTTTTTATTTTGTTAGAGTTATATGAGATTAATTTATCAAATTCTGAAATAATAAAAAATAGTATTGTGTTATTGTTTGTATCTAGCAAATTCACATATTCATAATCAATAGTTTTGCTTTCTAAATCAATATTTAGCTTGATATCTTTAATATCTGTTGTATAAAATCCTCTACAAATTCCTTTCCAGTGTTTCATAACCTCATGATTTTCACTATCAGAAACAATCCGAATACTATGTAATTTATTCATGTATTTTTCTATAAATTTATTAATATTATTAGCAAACCATACCGCCTCATCTTCATCAATAGGATCATTATATCTATTGATAATTCGGTATAATATTTTTTGTAAATTACTAATAATTTTTTTAAGATTTAGATTTCTTTGCCTGATTATATTGGTTATAGTCTCATATAAATTATTTTGTTGTTGTCTAATATCTATGTATTTTCCCTCATAACCTAACATTTTAATCTTAGTAAGTAGTGAATAATTTATAATAATTTTTCTTTCTGGTTTTTTATTATGCACTATTTTTTTACTTTCTTCTTTGTAGCCTAATAAAATTTTAGTAATTGCATCATAAAATATATCAATCTTTCCACCCTTATAACTTGTATAATAAATAACATCTGTATTAAAATCACTATGTTTTGATTTATAAAAAATTTTATTATCTGATAACATAATTGTTTTTTCTAATGATGAACCCAAATAATCATGGTCAATAATATATGAATTTTCTCTAATATTTACACTATTAATCTCATTACCAATAATTGATTGAATGGTATCAATAAATTTATCAATATATTCTGACTTAGTTCCACTTTTCATATATGCTTCAGATACAGTTTTCTTAACTTTTTCCACATAGTCACTGTCTTTCTTTTCTATATGATGTATTTGTTTATTAATATTATTATTCGTATTAGTCTGGTCATTTCTATTTTTTTCTAAAATTTTCATCAATCCATCAAGTTCTTCATGCGAATACTCATATTTATCAGATTGTTTGCATTTTCTACATATATTTATACCTATTTTTTCTGATGAAAATATATGATGATATCCGTCAATCATACAATATTTTTGACTCAATAGTTGTAATCTAACATATTTAAATTTTTGAATTATTTTTTTTGTTAGACTTTCATCTGGTTTTATTTGTGTCATATCAAGTGCACATAAAGTGCAGATATAATTTTTTCCTTTTAATTTAAATTCATGAAACAAACCAGATTCACAATTTGTCAAGTTAGATATATTATTCAGAGTAGTTGGATGCTTTTTTATAATATCCAAATATAGAACAGGTGGTCTATTGATATGTCGTTGAGATTGAACAAATGGTATTAGTGTTTTATCATATTTTCCTAATAACATAATTGGTTTTGCTTGTATGGTTATAAAATCTTTTTTGTCTTCAGATACAGAAAATTTAGAATAGTTTTGTAATTTCAAATATAATTCTTCATTTGAAAATGTAGAATTTAATTTTTTAAAAAACTTTACTCTTGCTATCTCATACAAATAATGTGATCCTTCTTCTAATGATATTTCCAAAATAGCATTAATTGTATCAATCAGTGTCATTACAAAAGTTTTTTGAACCTGAGGCTGATAATTTTTCTTTTTAACAGAATCTGGATATTTATAATACCACATATTATATTTAATCATCGGACATATAATCATATAAATCAAATAACATAAAATTTTATAATCAATAATACTCTTGATTTCTTTTTTGTTGTTTGTAATTATTCGTAATCCTTGAAATAATGTTTTGTATATTTTATCAAATACTATAAAATTACATAATCCCTTCTTATCATGTCCATCTATAAACAATACATTTGAATCACTTATTTCAGTCAACATTGAAAATAATGTAAAACATATAATATTATTCTGTTTTATAAATTTGTAATAATCTTTATCTTTACTAGAAAAATTAAATATACTATTTTCTAAATCAAAAATAAAGAAATTTGATAAATCTCTCACTATACCATATGCTCTGGTGGCTATTTCATTTCTTTTAATCATATTATTTTTTAATTTACTATTTGTCATCAATACTAAATCTATAGTATCTTGCACAATACCTTTACGTTTAAACTTTGCAGTAATAGATGTTCCTACAAATATTTGAATATTACTTACATTACCAATTTTTTCTATAGTTTTTTCAATATTACGAATAACAATTTTATATTTCTCATACTCTGGTATATCTTCCAATGGAACTTCCATAGGTCTTGAAAATGTAATAAATCTTTGAGTTTCGTCATCAAATATACCATCCGTAACATATTTTTTGATATCTATCTGATAACTGCAACTTTTACAAATATAATCTTGGTCAGCATTTTCAGTAACATATTGTTGTATAAAATTATACAAATAATCAGCATATTGTTTGGGATTTTTATTTCTTAATCTGATTATATTATCCCAACTAATATTGTGCTGACATATTCCATCAACTTCATTAATAATTTCTACTTTTCCAAATTCATCAATCCCAGATATATCAATACTAATATTAATAATTTTTTTTTTAGAATCAATAACGACCTCAGGTAGTTTTTCAGATTTTTCTTCAAATCCATACACCATATCATCATTATTATCATATTCTGATTCAATATTTGTCAATAATTCATATGATTTTATTTCAAGCTCATCATACAACTCTGAATTCTTAGACATAGATAATGTGGTTTTTTCAGTTTGATGTATTATACGATGAAATAATTGCAAAGATGGAAGCTTAACATTTTTCATTTGTTCTAAAATATTTTGATATATTTGTTCTATCACGGTATCATATAATTTTGAAACTATATGTTTGATTTGGTCTTGTGTGGTAAATTTTGTTATTTGTTCATATGTTTCTAAATTAACTGAATCATTTTCTGAATCAAACAACCAGTAGATTGATGAATTATGTTTTATTCGATTAATATTTGATTCAGTCAAGTATTTTAATATTAAATCATATCCATTTTTATTTTTTTTATCTAATGATTTTAAATCTATTATATCTTTTATTTTAACACATTGTAATGGTTTGATATTGGTAGGAATGATAAATCCAATAATATTTATCATCATATCTTTTTGACCAGTTCTAAGTTGTAGATAATTATTTTTATTTTGTTTAAATGAACCAGATTTATTTAGTGATACTGAACGTATAATATCAACTGTTTTTTTTAATTGAAATGTAAAGCCATCTGTTTCAAAATCCTTAAAATTAATATATGGATAAATTTTATAATTTATCAAATCATTAAAAAAATCATTATTTTCACTACTTCTTTTTCCTTGATTTAAAAATTTATTTATTATTTTAACATCTTCAATATGATTAATCAATATGGCTTTTCTGCTAATCAGTGGTAGATAAAACTTTTTTTTAATATTTTCTGTAAGTTTTTGATTACTTTTTATTTGTTCGGAATATAAGTCTGATACAGATTCTATTTTATCAATAATATATCTTATTCGCGTATCTTCCTTTTTTTTAGTTGATTGTTCGAATCCTTTATCATATTTTTCAGAATCTTTATGATATAATAAAAAATCATCACATATTGGATATAATAATTTTGACTCAATCATCATTCCAATTTTATCATCATTTGAAACTATATTATTTCTAGACTTGTTTTGTTCAGATATTACAAAATTCCATATCTGATGTGCTAAATTTTTATTCAAATCTCCTTCTTTTATCATATTATCAATTGTTTGAAAATCTAAATATCTATTTATTGGCTCAATAATATCTATAAACATATACTCACCTTCAATATTCTCTGTGAGTTCTAGTAATCTAAAAAATTCTTTCTTTTCATTATTTTTATAAAGTTCAAGAATTATAATTGTTTTTATTATATTGTGTGATTGTATTAGTTTATCATTATGTTTAAATTTTTGTTCAATATACTCATAACCCAAATTATTTAAAAATATAATTGTTTCTCTGATACTTGGCTTATTTTTTATTGCCTGAATCTTTGATGGTTCGCTATTAATAATCATCAAAATATTATGTATAAATGTATTGTATTTAATTATCATCGCATTACTTTCTGAATTAAAAAAGTTATTTATTTTATATCCATAATTGGATTGATTTTTTGTAAATTCAACAATATTGTTTATATATGTATCTTCTCTTGATGAATATGAAAAGCCAATTGTTAGAAAAAAATAAAAACCTATATATCTTTTTATTGTCTCAGATACAGTGTAGACAGCATCTGAACTTTTAACAAGTTCTTTAATTTCTGATAAATTAATTTTACTTGTAAAATCACTCATAATTTTATTAATCTCTTTTTGGTATTTAACAAAATTCATTTCATTTAAAATTTTATTTAGAAGTGTTTGGTATGAATTTATTGTTTTAAAAAAATCATCTAATACGTTATCAATAATATCATCTATTTTATTAATATACATTATAAATAATTTATATTATTAGTTTAGATTAATTTTTGTTTTGTTTTTATACTTATATGTGGATATTTGACTAATATTATAATGTTTTGATTATATATTATGAGTAATATACAGAATATAAATTTTAACCAATTAGGACTAATCCTATCATATAGTGGAGGAAAGGGTATTGTTCAAACAATTATATCAGACATATCTACGGGTAAAAAAATCATAAATTTTTATAGTATGATTTATACAGAAAATCCAAATATGTTTGATTTAAATAATTATATCAAGTCAAACAATAATCTAAATATATTTGATAATAAATATTTGATAGAAATTAATGAATATGATTTTAATTCTAAGATAATTTGTTTGTTTTATTATAGAGAACAATGGATCATAACATATGACAACAATATATCTGTATTGTCTGAGAGAGGTGGAATAGTAGAAAATATTATATGTGAATTATATGAAAATAAAATTTTAGATACAGATAAATTAAATACTCAATTATCATATTGGTTTATATTAAAACATAATTCTTTAAGAAAAATAGGATATTGTTATGATGAATATCAACCGCCTACAATTAATTTATTACGAGTTAGTGGTAAAGAAGGAGATATTGGAATAGATGATAAAAAAAAAATTAATTTTTCTTGTATGGATCAACTTATTATATCTTTGAATACGATGGGTTGTGGTGAGACAGTAAATAAAAGAATAAATATATGTGGATATAATATCAGAATATATCATTCAGATACATATTATCAGTTTGGACTTCGCACAAATACATATAACAAAATTAATGAGTTAATATCTGATTCAAATCAGTATAAATTATATTTGAAATTATATCAACAAGATATATTGAATGAAATTCTTCCATATATTCATAAATATCATATTGATATAATAAAAAGAATAAATGTAGCATTTCGTACACTTTCCAAAGAAATAGTAAATATATATCATCTAACACGTAAAAAACAAAATGTTTTATTGTATGAACAATTAACACCAATTTATAAAAAAATTTTATTTGACCTACATAAGATTTATGTTGTTGGCAAACATTCTGAATATACAAGAAGTGAATCAGAAGATAATGATTCGTATGAAAAAAAATCTATATCTGTAAATATTGTATATAATTATCTGAAATCAAGTCAATCTAATGATGTCATACAATTATTTTTTGATAGAAAAAAATTAATAGATAACTTACAAAAAGCTAATTATATATATGATGAAATTATCTATGAGGCAAATATTGATATATTGATACATACTGAACTTATGATGAAGTAGACTCTGATAAAATTTCTCCTAGTATACAGATAGCCCTTTTTGATTCTTCTATTGAGATGGTGAGTGGCGGGGTGATTCTAAGAGTATTGTGTCTACTTGTGCAACTCACATATCCTCTTTGTAAAAACTTTATTCTAAGATTCTCTAAATTAAAATTTTTTTTAAACTGTATTCCCCAAAATAATCCCATTCCACGAATATCTATAATATTATTTTTAGGAAGCTGATGTAATGCTTTTTCAAAATCAGATTTTATCAATTTAACATTATCCAAACATTCTGATTCAATAATCTTTATTGCTTCAACTGATATACTTGCAGCCAATGGATTACCGCCAAAAGTGCTACCATGAGAACCAATTTGAAATACTCGCATCTTATCCCAATTAGCCAAACAACAGCTGATTGGTAGAATTCCTCCACCTAATGCTTTTCCTTGTATCAATACATCTGGTTTTAATCCGGGCATTAGTATCTGATTTGCAGTCATCCCACCCACTCTACCTAATCCACATTGTATCTCATCCGCCATAAACAAAATATGTGGATACTTAGCTTTTAACTGTTGCATACAATTTATAAATTCATTATTGAGTGCTACAATTCCTCCTTCTCCCTGAACGGGTTCATAGATAAATGCAGAGATGTTGTTGCTATTTTGTTTGAATACTTTGATTAGATTCTCTGTATTATTTGGTTCAACATGCAATATATTTGGTAAAAGTGGATTAAATCCATCTGTATATGGCGGATAATCACTCAAGCTAAGTGATCCCATTGTTCTTCCATGAAAATTTCCTTTCAAACATACAATCAATGGATTCTGCATTCCTAGAATTTTTGTTCCATATTTTCTTGCCAACTTAATCGCCGTTTCTACTGCCTCTGTTCCACTATTTGTAACCAATACTGTATCATATTCAAATTTATTGGTAATATAATTTGCCCATACATTAAGTGGTTGTGCGGAAACAACACGACTACACAAAGTTAACTGATTAGCTTGATTGTATAAACATTTTATTAGTTTTGGATGACAATGACCCTGATTAACCGCACTATATCCAGCCAACAAATCAACATACTTTTTTCCATTTGTATCCCACATATATATATCTTTGGCACGACATATACTGATTGGTAGAGGTTTATAATTATTAGCTAATGTGCTAAATCTACGATAAATCATTAATTTGATAATGATTTATTATTTTATATATGATGATAAAAAAAATTGAATATTTGAATAGATTAAAATATATTTTATGTAAAAATTATTACTTTAAGAGCTATCAAATTTTTAAGATATTTTTGAAATTTCTATGGATAAATTTTCCGAATTTCTGCCAGTTGTTCCGAAGTTACCTGATGGTGCAATTCCTACACCCGCCCCAGAACATCGTTGCAAATTTCCCAGTGGAACTAATCTGCAATTTGATGGTCGTGAATTTGTAGTTGAAAAGGAAATGGGTTCCGGCAAATACTCGAATGTGTTTTTGGTAAAAGACACTATTTCTGGAAAGCATTTTGTGCTCAAGGTGTCAAGAGCCATTCCATCATATACAGAGGCATCCCTCGATGAGCACTCTATACTGGAGAAGTTGCGTGAAAGTGAAAACATTATTTGCAACTACAGTGCACCCATCAAAATCCAGTATGCTGGAAAATCTCACTGTGCTGTTCTGCTCGAGAAAATGGACGGCGATTTTTTCCACTTGTTGGATCACAATTTCGTCAGTTTGGAGTTGGCAGTTGGTATTCTCCGTCAACTTTTGACTGGACTCAATTCTCTCAATCAGGCTGGTATTGTTCACTGCGATCTCAAACCAGAAAATATGCTGTATCGCATGGACCCTTTTGACATATATGTATGTATCAACGACTTTGGTAATGCATATTATATTGAAACTCGATCTCCAGTTGACAGACCAACTTGGGGGTATGCAGCACCGGAAACAATATTAGGGTCTCTCCGCACACCAACTTTTTCTAAAAAGCTCGCTCCTGCAATTGATATTTGGAGTGCAGCTTGCATATTTTTCGAGCTTTTGATAGATAAGCCTTTGTTTGACACTGACGATGATGACACTTGTCCTACCGCCATTCGAGCTTCCAAGTTTTTTTCTCTAGTGATGAGTATATGGGGACTTGACAAAATGCCTACTGCAGTTCTAGACCAAACACATCAGTGGTCTAACTATTTCCACCCCGATGGTTCTCTCATCAAAGGAATGCAGAATACGGCAATGCCTCTCGCATCAGTTCTCCAAAAGGATGGGTTTTCCAAAATCGATGCAGAAAAAATTTGCACAATCATCATGCCAATGATTACACCAAATCCTGCTGAGCGAATTACAGCAACTGGGTGTCTGGCTCTTTTGGAAAAGGTGTTTCCATCTGCTGTTGAAGATGCATCTGAGTGCTCTGCATCTGCTGTTGAAGATGTATATGAGATGAACTTATTGGAGCAGATTTCGCGGTTGTCTTTGGATTCTACATCTCTACATCCTCTTGTTTCGAGCCAACAAGCTGTTCCGAGCCAACAAGCTGTTCCGAGCCAACAAGCTGTTCCGAGCCAACAAACTGTTCCGAGCCAACAAACTGTTCCGAGCCAACAAACTGTTCCGAGCCAACAAACTGTTCTGAGCCAACAAACTGTTCCGAGCCAACAAGCTACTCTGAGCAAGCCAGCTACTCTGAGCAAGCCAGCTACTCTGAGCAAGCCAGCTACTCCGAGCCAACAAGCTGTTTTGAGTCAGCCAGCTACTCTGAGCAAGCCAGCTACTCTGAGCCAACAAGCTGTTTTGAGTC